GGAAGCAGTACACCTCAGCCGGTTGGTCCAGTTCCTACTGTAGTCGGAAGTCAAGCGGCTCAGCAGCCAGTAATGACAAAGCAACCTCCACAGACTGCGCCAGCCGTTGCTTCTCTTGCAGCTCAAAACGCAGCGAGTTCAGGCAAGCAGGTAGTGATTGTTCAAGGCGGATCATCACAGAGTATCACCAACGTATCAAACAACTCTCAGGGACTGCTGATGCCTGCCATCGTTCCGTTTGATCGAGCAGATCCTTTCTTCCTATCAAGAGGAACATCTTACTAGGAAGATTGATTCACGAGAGGCTGCACGTGCCTCTCGCGTCTGTTAGCTAATGGTATCCTATGGCTAAAATGATCGAGAGGCACTCGGGCCCATCTGTGTCAGTCTTAGAAAAGACAACGGCCGCATGAAGCGGCCGTGTTCTACTGTTAGAGAAGTGTTTCTTAATCGTCTTTGGCTAACTTAGCAAAGTAGCTCATCGTATCGTCATCGTCTTCTATCTCTTCGGCCATGACTGGCTGACGAGGAGCGTCGACTGGATCGTTCATCTGAGACTCTTGTCTCAGCGTGGGTGCACCACCTTCGACCTCTTGACCAAGAACTCGCATCAGCTTAGCTTTAAGCTCTGCGTATGACTTATAGTTAGTCGGATCAACGAACTCTTGAAGAGAGTACTGCTTTTCATAGATCGCCTCTAGCTTAGAGTCATCTTCTGATAGTGGAGCTGGAGTAGAGAACTCAGACTTGTCGTAGTTGCGATAGCCTTCTACGTTTCGAATCTTGAGCTTAAAGTCAGCTCCTTCCCAAAAGTCAAAAGGATTGACTGGAGTTTCATCTTGAAACGCTGGCTGCATGACATCCATGATCTTGTCAAAGATCTTCTTACCGAACTTGAAGAGAAACACCTTACCTTCGTTTTCGGGATTTCCTGAGTCGCTTACGACATAGATGTTTGCTACATAGTGAAGCCTACGCTTCTGAGCTCGAGCAATCTCTTTGTCTGACTCAATTCCGCTGTTCCACAGGCGAGTGTTTAACTCACCAACCGGGTCTTGCTGACCGATAGAGGTTAAGCTGTTCTCGATATACCAGAGACCGGTAGGACCTTTAAAGCCGTGATCCCAATATCGAACCCAGGGAAGGTCTTCGTTTGCAGGAGCAGGGAGGAACCGAATAACTGCATAGCCGTTACCGGCCTTATCGACAACTGGCTTCCAGAAACGATCGTCTACGTAAGATTTCTGTTCAGCTTGTCCACCACCAACTTTTTCGGCTGCCTGAACGAGCTTGTTGATTTGATCGCGATTGCGCTTGAGATTTGCAAATGACATCGTATTTTCCTTTATATGACTGAAGTGTTACTGAAGTATTATACCACAATTTTTCCATGATGTACATATTATATATCATCGAATGGAAGTTTATTTAGCTTTGGCAAGTAATTTAATTCTCTCGCCTCTGCCTCTAGCTTATCTTTGATTGCAGGTGAAATGAACTTACGAACGTCTTCGAGATCGATATAGTGTTTTTCACAGGCACCAATGATAGCATCCATGTAAGAGATCTTATATTTTAAGACTGACTCTTCGATTAGCATAGAAAATTTTTGTTTGTTTAAAAAGTTGTCTTCAAGCGACATACTAGAATACCTTTAATAAGATTGTGTCAGCGTTGACTCGACCGTTCGCGGCGGTTGTTTTTGTCGTGAGCTTTGACCACTCGCTGCTGATGTTCTTTTGAGTCTTACCTAAGACTATCTTTAAGAACTCATCCGGCTTTCTCAGCTTTACAGATCGGCTAAGATCTGGATTAAAGTTCTTAATTGATGTTCCAGAGATTTCAAATCCGTTCACCGACTCAGACACGAGTTCAGTTAGAGCGCGTGTCTTAGTGTTAAACATATAAAGCCTAGATGCACCAATGATCTTTACTGGATTGACAGATGCAAGTTTAAACTCATTGTCTTCTCGCTTGTACTGGAGTCGAGCGATCTGCTTGTCAATCGCCTTTGGCTTCTTAGCTCTTGGCTTTCGAGTTGTCTTAACGATGACTTTAAGTCGATTCAAGTCGTCAATCATTTTTTTATACTGATCAAGTCTGTGCTTGATCTGCTTTCGAGTCAAGTGGCTATAACCCTCAACGATCTGATCGTCTTTCTTATCATAAGCGTCTTGGTAATCAATCATGAGCTCTTCAATAAATGGAAGAACTATGCTGACTGCAGACGTTGGAAGAACATGATTCTTAAAGCTAGAGTACATGTCAAATGTAGCTTCATCATCAGTTCTCCATTCCTCTTCAAGCTTGTATAGGTCTTCGAATATCGTGGCGTTTAACTTACTGTTCAACCGGTCATGCGGATTAAACCGAATTACATTCTCAGGAACATCGTTTCTCTCTGAGATCTCTTTACCTTTTTCAATGAGTTCTTTGATGTACTCTGTAAGACCTTCACGATACTTTTCAACCTGATCGTCTACATCAAGCTTAAGCGTTATCCAATACGCTACCGCTGAAAAGTGTGAGTGCATCGTAAATGCGTAGTCAGGATTTTGAAAGATCAGAGCTGCATCTTTCTTCGAGTAGTTTGACTTGATATAAGTCTTAAGAGCTTCACCTCGTTCTTTCTTTTCAACATCTACGTGAAAGTAGTGTTTCATTGCGTTGAAAGAATCAACCGGCGCGCCTCTCAGACCGGTCTTTACACGAGCAGTAGGTTTACGTTTAGCCATTCACTTCTCCAATAACATATTTTGTATATTATAACATACTTTTTGTTAAATGTAAACGTTTTTGTTACATGCTATTAATTTTTTTTAGTGTGAACTATCTGAAGAAAAGCAAGAGTTCTAGTTGACATCAAGTTTTGATTATAGCTCTTATCACCCTTCCTCCTATAAAAGACGTGATAACCGATGTGAGCCGTCTTCTTCATTGTTCTGCTCCACTTGGGTCTAACGTATGTTGCGTGATAGTTTATCGCACCCTTACTCATATCAACTCCAAGGTAGTATAAGAGATAAGAGTCGATTGCAACTTGAACAGACTTTTCCCAAGCTTCTTTGTTTGTAGGATTCTTTGGATTAACGTCAACCTCTCCGTCGCAGTACCAAGAGAACTGACACGCGTTTCTTATAATTTGACCGTTTCTATATCTTGCCTGCTTGATAACTTGACACGGTGTGTTTGGAAAATCTTTTGAGCTTACGCGATTCATTACTACATGAGTCACAGCCATCTGACCGTACTCTGACTCACCTCTCGCTTCGTGATATATGTTTTGTGCTAAGCAGTTCAGTTCTTTCTCTGGTAATCGTGGTACGATTGCGCCGTTTGCAATGATCAATGCAGATATTGCCGCTGAAGTTAACATGTGCTAGTTTCTCCTCATTGTAGCATAGTCTCTAGCGTCTTGATCTTTTCCAACAGGAACGAGATTAGACTTATGCATAGTCGCTATGCCTACAAAGTAGTCGCCAGTGTACTGTGATGTTTTCGCTTTTGTTGCATTTCCTAAAAAAGAATCTCGACTAGGATAATGAACTGTTTCTCGTACGTATGGGCGCGGAGGCGGGACGTACGTTTCTGGCGAGTGTTTTTTCTTTCTCTGAGTCTTATCGATTCCGTGCTTTACAAGCCACTTTTCGTATTCAGCCTCAGCCTCTCTCCATCCAGGCTTCTTTGCCTGCTTTTTTTTCTTGGAGTTATTTATAATCACAAAGTATCCCATATCATCTCTTATCTTTCTCAATTATACAAACTGCTTGATAGTTGACTATAGGTCGACCCATAAACTGGACTAGTTCCTCACGACGCTCAAAACATTCAGCCATTGTCTTGAACTCTCCTCCAACGGCGAGCTCTGGTCCTCTAGACGTCATGAGGATGAGGACGAGAATATAGTTCACTTTTTAGCGAGTGAATCGTAAAATGATGATGCGCTGTTAAGTGAAATAGCTTCCTTTGAGTACTTTGATGACGTGTACTGAACACAACGAACGTCATCTAAGTTTTTTCCAACCTGCTCGATCTTTGTACAGATGAAGTTTGACTTACTTACCTGATACTGATTAAAAAACAGCTCAAAAGAAACGTATGCTAACGCAGCTGTTGATACCATAAAAACAGTAGTGATTGTTGCGAGAGTACTTGAACTTTTTTTGTCTTCCATCTTTTCACCTTTCATAATAAAAATAAACTTTTTAAGATTTTGCAGCAAATATCTGTATAGTGTACCGCTTTATCTTTGAATCTAAACTTACAGGAACTACCATGTGACGCTTCTGTTCTTTATTGATTACCATAGAGTTGAACTCGGGTACATAGATTCTATAGTCATCAGTTGATTCTTCCCATATAAAAAATCCTCCATAGTTGACTTCAATACTCGTTAAGTATATTGTACCACCAAATGCATAGCTCTCATCGTTATGCATCGCAATGCCAGCTCCAGGGTGCCAAACAAAGTACTGAAGAATCAGGTCATCGGCTTTAGGAATCTTAGAAGCAATATCGTTCATGACTAAGTCATAGGTTGTATCACTGAGCTCAGTCATTGAAACACTTCCCATGTTTCCAATAAGTAGTTCAGAATCCCAGGTCAGCTGACTGCTGCGCCAGCACTGTTCATATATCTTATCGTTCAGCTCGGTTGTCACTTCATCAAGTGTTTTTTGAGACAGAACTTGTTGAAAAATTTCCATATACTTTCTTCTAAAAAAAATAGTGGTTGTGAGTCCTGCTGCCTCACCTTGTGCAGAGCCTTCGCGCACACTGATCCACGTGCGCTACAAACCACTAAACTCAGTACAGCTT